GACTGCAGGCATGTTGGAAAGGGAATCCCCCATCAGGATGCCCTTTCCAGCTCCTGAAAAAGAACAGCCGGATATAACAGCACATCCGCATGGGCAATTTTCTCAAATGACAGTCCAAACACCACCGCTTTTTCTCTCGTCACATAAGCTTCGTTGCAGCTTTCATACTTTTCCCAGCCCTCGCCGACTAAGCGCACCGGTATTTTTGCTCTCACAAGTTCATCCACCGCCGCTTTCCGGAAATAATCCCTGATATAAGCGTCCACGGAATACATTGCGTTCATAAAAAGTGCAAACTTATCATCCGGCAATTTCTCGCCGTGCGCCTTTAAAAGTTGCCCAAATCCCGCCTCCATCGGAAGGATTGGATCTTCGATGCGCATTTCGATCAGCTCTTTCATATAAGAACGCAGTGGTTCCGGGGACAGTTCGACCATCTCGTAAATTTTGTCCGGTCTGTCATACGTTCCCATGAAAAGAACGGTGTCTGTCTCCGTCTTTTTGCCTCCTGTCACTGCCTCCGTAGCCCCAAGCGGCATGGTAAGTGTTTTCTTTACTCTCGGATAGTATCGTTTTACATATGCCTCCTGCGCCTCATCCAGAAAAATTCCATTCAGATTTTTCAGGTCAGCATTCAGACAGTTATAATGAAATAACGGATGATCTAAAATATAATCAAAGAATGGGCCATCCAGTTTATCAAGCACCGGTGTTCCGTCCTCCTCCACCATCCTTGTGATCGTGGAATTAAAATCTAAAAGCAGACGGTATTTCTGCCCGTAAAGCGGTTGAAACACCGCATCCAGATCATCGTGTTCATCAAATTCACACACCTGCACATCAAAACCAAGATCATCAAAGGCATCTGCCATCTGGTTTGCAAAAAAACTGCTCGACTGATAACAGATCTCTCTCGAACTAAATACAATGATTTTTTCTTTTTCCGACATAACATTGATTCCTTTTTCAGAAAAAGACTGCCGCCGGGAAATTGTTTCCACTGTGCAGCAGCCTTCTGTTTTCTACTCTCTGATAAATTTTAAAGATAAAATTCCAACTACATAAACCAGTGCGCATAACACCATAAAAATCAGTTTTCCGCAGATCGCACCAGCTATGATCTGTACCAGCACAACCAGACCATGCAGCCAGATTGGAACATCGTGCAGACAAACCGCGATTCCTGCCTCTAACACAATGATGAGACACACCGGAACCACCGGAATCTTAAGTGCAAGAATGCTCACAAGAATTGCTGCAAGAGCAACCACGATCACTCCAAAAAGGAGTAGATACTGTTTATTATCCTCATAAAAAGCAAGTACCGGATTCTGCTGTCTGTGTCTGAACTTCTTCTTGGACTTCTTCGCATTCGTGCGCTTGAAATCCTCCACTACAACATTCTCCTGCTTATTCTCATTCTCTGCCATTTAAAAATCCTCCAAAAATATTGCTAAATATAAACGTGACCTCATTATATCAATTCCCTTTCAAAAGAACAAGTAATTGTGGAAATATTCTTTTTTTTCCTATATAATGAGGCAGAAAATAAGAAAGGCATGGTTATGAATATGAACAATAAAAACTGGGTTTCCGTGTGGGGAAATGCCGTATCCATCGCAGAACACCACCCGGAAGCTTACGCAAAATACATTACATTACGTTATCCTGTATACATTCCATTTGCCGGAGACACTCTCCGCTTTACATTTGATAATTACTGCGGAAGCGAGGCCGTTACTGTCACAAGAGCCACTGTTTCTGCAGCCACTTCCCCTGTTTATGAAAAAATGCCGCTCGCCTGTCCATGCAAAAAGGAAACGATCTGCGACATCACTTTTTCAAAAAACGAGTCCGTGACCATGGAAGCTCATCAGACCGCAGTCAGCGACCCGGTTTCATTTCCGGTCAAAAAGGGAATGACACTCACCGTAAGTCTTTATTTTGCTGATTTTACCTTAATGCAGTCCGCTGTTCTTGTGACTGGACCACTTTCCAAAGGATTTTTCTCCCTTGGAGATCAGACGCATGCCGATGCCCTTCCAATGGACACGACCAAGACCACAAACTGGTTTTATTTTTTAAGCAATATCGAACTGATGACCGCTGAGGAAAACCATACAGTCATCTGCTATGGTGACTCCATCACCGCCGGTGCATGGCCGGACTACCTCACACTTCTGGCAAGGCAAAACCCGGACAACCACACGGCATTTATCAGACGTGCGACTAGCGGTTCCCGTGTACTGCGCCAGTATGAGTGCATTACCTATGATTCCTATGGGTTAAAGGGGACAAATCGCTTTCCACATGAGATTCCGACTACCGGGGCTGATACCGTGATCATCCAGCAGGGAATTAACGACATTATCCATCCGATCGGCATTGAAACAAATCCGTTCCGCCCGATGAGTGACCTGCCGACTGCAAAGGAACTGATTGACGGTTACCGCTATTACATAGAGGAAGCGAAGAAATTACATTTAAAAGTCTACATGGGCACTCTGCTGCCGATCTTTGGCTGGCGCACTTACGCAACCTTCCGCGATGATTTGCGCAATGAGTTGAATGCGTGGATCCGTTCTGCGAAAGAAATCGACGGATGTATCGACTTTGATCTGGCACTGCGTGGAAGCGAGAATCCATCCGCATTCCGGGAAGGCTTCGACAGCGGCGATCACCTGCACCCGAGCAGCAAAGCCTATCAGGCGATGGCAGAATGTGCATATGAGGTTTTACGGAAGTAAATGCGTGGAATATCTCATTGTATGTTATAGGAAAAGGGACGACCATCTTACAAGTCGTCCCTCTTCTACTTAAAATTAAGATTGCGAAACTTGTCGCACATTGTTATAATATCGACAGGGAAACCAAAGAGCCGGGCGGCTTACCCTCCTACTTCGGAGGGGTCAACCCTCCAGACGCAAGAAAGGAGGGCGTTGCCAATGTATATTACATACTCTGATTTGATTCAGACAGGAATATTCATTTGCGCCCTTGTGAGTCTGTGCTATAAGATTTTCAAGGACAAAAGAAAATAGCCGCCACTATTCCCAGTAGTGACGGCTGACCTCATATAAAGGTTAGTAACTCATTGCTTAGAGGGTAGCCGCTCCTTTGGCTTCCCTTTCTGTTTTCAATATAACACATCAAAAAACTTTTTACAACATCAAAATTCTTTGCCCGTTTTGCAATCTCCAAAAGAGAGTTTCAAATCGCAGTTCAAATTCATTTAATCCCAGTCAACGGCATCATGGGGAACTGTTCCATTTTTTGCTATGCTCTTATCTGCCCTCTCTATAGCTTCTATTTCGTCCGGAAGCGGTACATTTTCTGGTATAAACTTAACAACAACATTGTAAAGCGTTTCTATATCTTCTTCCGACACCAATTCAATGAGACCTTTCAACATTTCTTTGGTCATTTTGCACCTTCTTGTGTATTTGTTTGTAATCTTTGTGTATCATAATTTCAAAAAAATAAACCGACTCATGGTCGATTTATCCTTAGTAGCACTTTTACAGGAATCTCCTTTCCTGTGTGCAAACATTTGTTCTGATTACTATTGATCCCCTAAAATCTCGGAAGCCTTAATTTTACTAGAGTTTCAGAAAGCCAATAAGGGGACTCGAACCCCTTGAATATCGTCTATAAGTAGCTTAAATTCAGTATATTTTTATTTTCGTGGAATATATCATGGAATACTTTTCTATTTTACACGAATTTTAGCACCGACTCTAATCACATTTTTATTTGTGATTGAAGGATTTAATTTCAAAATGGCATTAATTGTCGTACCATACATTTTTGCAATCACAGTCAGATTCTGACCGGACTTCACAGTATGATATTTTACATCAGAAGCTTTAGCAGTGATCACTTCTCGAATGTCTCCGTCGTTGAGATAAACGGATGTGTTATTAATCTGGTACGGATTCCGCGCACCGTTAACAATTCCTGTGATTGTTCCCTTCTTATATTTTGCTCCGGCAAATTTTGCCTTGGAAATGTCATCTGTTGCTTTATTATAATATGATGAATAATAAACTTCCATACCTTTTTTATAATTATAAGGATCTGGGACTACTGGTGCAACATCAACTTCTGAAAAAGCAACGTCAAGATCGACCTTTCCGGAAACACCATCACATGATCCTTGTGATGTGTACTGCCATGCGATCGCATATGATTCTGGAGAATACTTCTCCTGCATTTCTCCGCTGTTCGTTCCGTACCTAGCAATCCAGAACGGAAAACGACTTTTTAATGATGCAGAATCCAGCACATTCTTGTACCAGTCAGTATTACAGTAAATGCCGACCTGAAATCCTGCCGCCTGAATAATATCAGCCTCTGCATTAATAATCTCTGTCAGTCTGCTTTTTCCAATATTTTTAATGCTGTCAGCTTCCATGTCGAGCCATACGCGGAAATTGATTTTCTTTCCAGATAAAGCTTTCACAATCGCATTTGCTTCCACTTTTGCTGCTTCAACTGTTTTTGCGTAAACATAACGATATGCACCAACAACAATTCCCTGCTCTGTTGCTCCTGAATAATTCTGTTCAAATGCTTCCTCTACTTCATTATTTTTATTTGTAACTTTTAAAACAGCAAAAGCCATGTTAGACGCTCTTACTTTTGCCCAATCGACTGTACCGTTCCATTTTGCAACATCAATTCCGTACTTCATAATGAATCCTCCTCTTTCTTCTCATCTTCAATTTGTACTGATTTTTCTGTCTGGCTCTTAATATTTTTCACTAGAGGCATCAGAAATGGTGGAATTTCAACCCCGATATCAATTATGTTTTCCAAAATACTGATCAGTTCATTGCAGATGATCCACATTGATACCACTAATGCGATTAAAAATTTGAATGGAAATTCGAATCCCAGCGTATCACTCGTATACAAAATTAATTGATCAATGATTGCACCAACGACAATCAGAAGCCACATGGTCACCTTTTTCGTGATTCCCTTCATACTTCTGTACGAACTGATTTTTCCATCCGTTCTGTTTGGGCTTGCCATAATTCCAGTAATATAGTCGATAATGTTGCAAGTAACGACTAACAGTACAGGAATATAAAGCACTCCTAGCAGTGAATTTAAAATTGCCCCGACAGTTGTAAAAAATCCTTTGACTACTTTCACAGTTGTGTTTTCATTCATAAAAATTATCCTTTCTTTGTGATTTTTTGCATAAAAAAACCTGTCAAAGAATCGTCTTCAACAGGTTTCTCTATTTAATTTAAGTTAAGCAAGATTATAATAATGCAGCCTTGACTTCTTCCCTCAAATTGGATAAAGCAGGAATCTGAACTACATTATATTTTCCTTCCTGAATCAATTTTACCCAAATTTTAACAACCACGCTATCTCTATTAAACATCTACATTACCTCCATCTGTTTCTGAATTATTTTCCGTAAAAGAAGCCATCATAATGGTCAGTTCAGCAATTGCCTGCTCTAAATTTTCAGCATTTTTCTCTGTTTGAATCTCCAACTGCTTTAATTTTTCATCAACAGAAACATCCGTTTGAGAAAGTTCAACTTCCCAAATTCCACCAGTTTCTTCCTTGATATAAGATAGTTCTGTGTAATTTTCATAAACAGTTTCTTTTCCATCATCTTTTTCTATAATCTTTTTCGTAGAAAATGCATCAGCAAAATATGATTTGAGCTGGTCACTTGTCTGCAAAAGCATTCTTATTTTAAGGCTGCCACCATACTCTTCTACCTTCTGGACCTCCACTTTTCTTCCATCATTTAAAATAATAATATGATTCATTTTTCCCTCCTAATTTTCTAAATTTCCATACCGATAAGGATATTTATATTCATATTTTTTCTCATCAGCATATTCTTCATGAAGTTCTACACTGATTGAAATTTTTCCATTTGTCTCAACCGGATTTGGAGTAATTTCAATTGATTCAATGACAATCATAGAGAACCTCCTAATCTGTTGCTTCTACAGTGATTGTGAAAGATGAACCGGATTCAACTTCCGTCGGGACATCAATTGATACAATGACCGGGGATACCGAATCGTAAACCACAGTACGATTCACGGTTGTTACTTTACCAGCCTTATCAGTTGCAGTGATTACGATTGTATTTGTTCCTTCAATCAAATTAACACTAGAAGAAAAAGTACCATCAGAAGCGACCGTGACACTACCTTGATCAGTCCCATTTAATGAGACTTTTACAGTCACAGGTTTGCTGGTAACATCATCTGTAATTCCAGAAACAGCACACGCCTGCTTATTTGTTATCAAGCTTGCTGCCGGAGATGTAATATTTAAAGTCGGTGGAACTGTATCAACTGTAAAGTTAACTGTTTTTGAAGCAGTATTTCCGTCGTTATCTGATGCTGTAACAACAAGTTTATGAGCACCATCATTAACTGTTCCGCTATAAATACACTGATAACCATTTGTTATTGTCTTTTTTGTGACAACCAGTACTATTCCATCAAGTTTTACAGAAATCGTGGAATTTGATACACCGGATCCGCTGTCAGTCACATTTACGCTAAACGCTACAGTGTTACTCGTCAGATACGCACCAGCACTTGGCTTTGTAACAGAAATTGCAGGCGCAACCTTTTCTTTAACACGCAACTTCATTAAATTACCGAATGTAGAATCTGTTTTATCAACAAGAGTAACATTTCCAGCTACATCAACCGCTTTTAATTCCATTGCATAAACATGATCCGTCTGGTTATAAGAACTTGCAGTTGGTGCAGTAACGGTTTTTTTCCACTTTTTAGTTGAAGAATCATAGTCGAGTGTGTAAACTTGACCGTTTAGATCTAATAATACGGATTTCATTGCCATAATACTTCACATCCTTTCTTTTTATATTTTTTACACTAAAAAACCTGTCAAAGAATCATCTTTAACAGGTTTTCTCTAACTAAGTTATAACATAAGATTGTGTACACTTTTGTACACACTTTTAATTTAATTTAACAATCCGCTCCATCTTCCTCTCCATGTTCGTCTTGTCAGCCTTGAATTTATCCCAGTCGCAACGCTTCTTTTTATCTTCACGCATGACATTTGCAATTGCCTGTTCAGCAGTTGGATCAGAATACTTCTCCCTGTTCATTCTCCTTCCCTCCCTCACTTGCACATATCTTTATATTTTGTCTAACCCATTTTATTTTTTATATTTAATAGAAGAAACACCTTATTCAGAAAACCAGTTAGACATAGTTTCCATTTTGTACAACTTTATTTATAAAAAAATATCTATCGCCTTTTCCGAAACGATAGATTCATAATGGATTCATTTATCGAATCCTGCTCAATTCCGATATAACGCATTGTTATATGGAAGTCTGCATGGTTTAAAATCTTCTGCAAAGTGACAATGTCATGCGTCTGCTGATAAAAATGGTAGCCGAATGTCTTTCTCATCGTGTGCGTTCCTATGTGATCTAGTCCGAATTTTTCTCCGGCTTCTGCCAAAATGTTATAAGCCTGTCCTCTCGACAATGCTCTATTCTGCTGTCTGGATGGAAAAAGCCATTCATAATCTGCTTTCCCTTTAATGTAGCGATTAAGCATAGGTCTTAATTCTTCATTAATCGGGAAACGTTTTTCTTTTCCGGTTTTCTTCTCCCGTATACTGACATAATTCATATCGCGCACATCCCTGACCTTAAGATTTAAAATGTCAGAGATACGGATACCTACATAAATCCCGAAAAGGAACATAATCTTGTTCCGCTCGCTTTCCTCTCCAAGATAGTCGGCTATGTCCCACACAGTGTTAATGTCTCTGATCGGTTCGACAGTATTCAATGTGAACCCTCCTTTCAGTAAAACAAAAAGAGCAGGTCATTTCTGATCTGCTCATGTTCCTTATTTACTGTATAACACATTTTACTGTAAAGTTTTGTACACAATTTTATTTTAAATCATTTTCACAAGCTTTTATTATCGGCTCATACAGTTCCTGTTCTGCTTTTTTCCTTGCGGAAACAGCATCTTCCAATTTTTCAAATCTTCCAAGTCCATAATTTATCCCTTGCAATTGTATCTGTGCCACCCACTTTTCTCTTTCCTTATCCCAAGATACACCTTTTACTCCTGATTTATTATTTTTCGACAACTTTTGCTTCAAGGAATCGACGCACGTTCCGTCTACCAGAACACGTTTTTTACTGTTTTTACTAATGGATTCCCTTGCAATATCGCTTCGGGACTGCTTACACAAACTGCTGTCCTATTTTTCTGATATTTTTAATACTTTTTCGTATTATTTTTTTAAGAACACCTTAAGCAGCCATGTTCGCTTTTAAGCGATCTGCCTCAATGTCATCGCAGATATAATATTTAATCGTCACCTCTGTGCTCGAATGTCCGAGACGCTTTGACACGAAAAGGATATCCTTCGTTCTCCGGTACTCTCTGGAAGCAAAGGTTTTTCTGAATGAGTGCACCGTGGCATTGAACTTGCACCCTCCGGCGGAAGCAATGTCCTTGACCATATATTCAATCGTGTTTCCAGTCATTCTTCCACGACCGCGTTTTCCAATGAACACAGAACCTTCTTTACGATCTCCAATATAAAGCTGTAAAGCCTGCTTGCACCGCTCTGTCATAAAACAGGTTCGCCACTGGCTTGTCTTTTCTCCCCATATCTTAATTTCCTTCTTTTCAAAATCCAAATTTTCAATATTAAGATTCACAATCTCCCCTACACGCGGACCAGCACTCAGCATTAATTCAAATAAAGCGTTAAGACGTAGATCACTTGAAATTGTTAATGAAGCCTTTGCAATTTCCTCATCTGATAACCGCTCTTTCTTCTTCTGCGGCTGTTTAATTTTATCAATGTCTCTGGCAACATCTTCCTCGATATGCTTCTTTCGATATGCCCACGCAAAA